GTAGTGGTTTGCGCCTGCACTTCTGCAAGCACTTGCTCGGCAACGCTTTCATGTGACATGTGTCCTCACTGGATGAGCTTGATTGGTTGCCCGACCTGGCGATACCATGACGGGTTCCAGCCTGGCGCCGTTACGAACGCGACAGGCCGCCCCATGAAGGTTGCGCCAAGCTCGAGCACGCTCACCCCCTGGATGCGATTGACAAGGAAGGTTCGCCACCCTGGTAGGCCGCCCGTAGCCGTTGCAGATTGTGGGTCAACGTACAGGTGCAAGTAGACCCTGCCGTTCGTGCCTCTCCACACGGCATGCGGATTGCCTACGCGCTGCCCGAGTGCGCCGGGTGTGCCCTCGGGCTGCCACTTGTCTTTATAGAAGAAGGTAACCGGCTGCTTTCGCTCTATAGCCTGCGTTAGGTTGCCCATTACTCCGCCCTCATAAGAGCGGTAATAAGCCTGAGCACGCGTGGCAGGTATGACAGACTTCGCCCTCTGGCCGAAGCCGAAGAGCTGCGCCAGGCGAGAGCGAACCGACCGGAATGCCATCTCTACCGCCTGCGCATGCGCTTGGAGAAGTCGAACTCTTCAACCTCTTCCTCTTCGACGTCACCGTCTGGCATGACGGTCTCTTCTTCGATGACCTCTTCCGCCTCGACAGGGGCGTCGAGGAACTCAGCGAAGGCTTTGTCTGCAGCAAGCTGCGTTAGGGCTGCGGTGATGGCAGTGAGCTCCGCGTCGCCCTTGATGTCTTCGAGCTCCACGGGGAAGGGCTTGCCGAAGTCGGAGGCTGCTGTTGCCATCATAGCGAGGAACCGAGCGACGTCCGCATCCATCTCGGCTACGTCTTCGGTGTAGCGCTCGGGGGTCAAGTCGAGCCCCATGACCTGCGCGGCCTTGCTGATGGCGTCAGTAAGCGCGGTGTACACCTTGGCGGAGTAGGGCCGGTCGGGTCGGGGCACCAGGCCTGCGAGCTCCTGCCCGATGAGCTCGTCTTGCTCTTCGGCAATGGCGGCAAGGTCTGCGGGCATGCCCTGGGGGGCGCTGGCAATCATTAGAGGCATCGGTCAGATTCCTTCGGGGGGTACGCCCCCTGCAACGGGGAACGGTAGCGGGGCAGGGGGCGCAGCTTCAACGGGGCCGGGCTCGGTCACCTCGGCAAAGGACTCGGGGAGCTGGTAGGTGCGCACGAGCTCGCCGAGGACTTGGCGAGGGTCGGCCCCGAGCTGGACCAGGATGGGTACCAGGCGCTCAAGAGCTTGTTGCTTCGTCAGGTCGCTCATCGGGGTTGTGCCTGCGTCGACTGCCCAGTAGCTGAAGTCACCGGTGAGGTCATCGGCCGACAGGATGGTGGGGCCGACAGGGTTCGGCAGGCTCAAGGGCTCGGCTTCATCTCCGAGCACGACGCTCAGCATGATGTTGTAGGTCTTGGCGATGGAGGTGATGACTGCATCGCGGGTGCGCGCCATCCGCCCGACTTCGCTGCTGGTGTAGGCGGCTAAGAGCTGCTGCTCGGTGGCTGTGCTCTTCGTGACCTCGCCGCGGGTGAACGGGGCAAGCAAGCCTGCCTCGTTGATGTCGTTCTGCACGGTCTGCGCGTACAAGCTGATGTCTGCGGGTATCGGCGCCTGGGGCACTGGCATCATGTTGCCCTCGAGGGGGGCGCCTGGTTGCAGGTCGACTTCGATGAACTCACCGTCCAGCCCCTGCGCAATCTTCGCGGCACCGTCTTCGCTGAGGAAGCCTGCCCGGACCATCCACTGCCGGGCCATGCGGCGCACGCCCTGCGCTTGATAGGTGCGCATGACGTTCAGCTCTCGGAACTGGTCGAGGCTTCGACGGATGAGCGAGTAGCCGCGCAGGGGCGTGTCTGGGTCGCGCGAGAAGTACAGCGGGATGATGGGGACGACTGGCCGCCCGTTCGCTGTCTTGTAGGGAATGCCTGTTGTCTCGTGCTCCACCTCGGCATCGGGGCGCTCTTCATCTGCGCCTGCATCGGGGTCCAGCGCACCCACTTGCACCTGCACGCCCTTGAAGAGCAGCTCTTTGCCGTCTGCGTAGTCGGGCGACCAGACTACCAGGGCATCATCAAGCAGGTCGTAGAGCTCGACTACCCTGACCCACTGCTCTTCGGGCGGTGTCTGCGTCGGGTCGCCCAGGCCGAGAATTTGGTCCTTGCCTGCTATGCCCGTGCTTTCTATCCACTTGCTATACGCTCTCGCCCGTAGCTCTTCGGGGCCCTTGCTGTAGCGCTCCGAGGCTTCGAGCAGTGGCATAAGGTAGACGTGGCCCACGTAGCGCTGCTGGTCCCAGCTGGTGGCCGTCGCGTCCACGATGACTTCCCAAGGCGACAGGGCTGCGCAGCTGATGCGCTTGAGCGGGTCGGCCCCCATGACGGGCGCCAGCTTGATGAAGCCCGCCGGGTAGATGAGCGCAAGGCGGGTAGCGTCTTCGAGCTGCTCTCTGATGTTCAGCAGGTACTGGTTAGCCGTCGCCTCGGCTACCTCCGCGTTGCCCCGCCCTCGGATGTCAGGCAGCACCTCGACGCTCGGGTTCTTCGCGTACAGGCTGCCCAGGTAGCTCTCTACGACTGCGTAGGCCTTGGGCACCTCGGTGCGTAGGATGCCGTCAAGGGTCGGCTGAGTAGTCTCGAAGAAGCGGGTCATGTACAGGTTGCGCAGCTCGCGGAGCTCGTCGCGTCGCCCGTCCCAATAGAGGTCATGTTGCTGGCAGATGGCAGAACACTGCTCGGGGGTAAGCAAGGGCACCTCAGAATGGTAGCGAGTGGGACCGGATGCGCCGGGCTTTGCTCCGGTTGATGAGCTCGTCGATGCGCGTTCGGCCCGATTGTAGCGCATGGGTGCGCCAGCTCGAGGGGATATCGCGCAGGCATCGGTATCCTAACGCCATGGCCATAGCGCTGTCATCATGCCCACCCTTTGGTGCCTCGGGTGCGACCTTGCCCGGTGGTATGGTCAGGCTGCGTAGCTCCATCCAGGTGACGCGGTCCATGACCTTGACGACTTGCAAGCTCTCGCGCAGGCAGTCGAAGGCCTCGAGCTTGCTCTGCAGGGTGGTGACCCAGGGCTTCTGTTGGGGGCTGCGCCACTGGTAGCGGTAGCCGCAGTGCGTCAGCTCGAGCAGGAACGCGTGCCCGTGGTTGTTCGACTCCGCGAGCATCAGCGCATTGTTGTAGCGGCTGGCGACCTGTATGCACCGGTGCGCCCAGGCCGCGGGTGTGACCTGGTTGTTCCGCTCGGTGTAGACGGGCTGCATAGTTGAGACCGATACGACGCACAGCGCCGAGTAGTCACCTCCGACACCGCCCCCGATGTCGACGCCCATGACGTACCGGTCATGCGGGTGCGGCCCCTCCACTTCCCTGCCGTGCGCCTTGCCGTGTAGCTGGTGCTCAATCACGTGGATGTCTTGCAGCACCTCTTCCCCGTAGTACCCGCCCTCCCTGCCGAGGAAGCAGTCATCGAGGCAGGCAGGGTACTCCCTGCGAAACTTGTACGGCCCGAGCTGCTTGAGGTAGCGACGGCGCCAAGCGAGCTGCCCGTCTGTCAGGCTGTAGGCTTCCGCGAGCTCGGCCTCCGCTTCGGTGCGCTCGAAGTCATCCGGGGCAGGGTCGCAGTACTTCGGCTCCTCATGCCACCAGTGGGTGATAAGGTGGAAGCCGTTCTCGGGCGCCCCTGCGATGAGCTGCGAGAAGCGGTCGCCTGGGTTGTTCGCTGTGCTCTCGAGCATGAGCAGCCCGTCGCCGACCGCGCTGAGCGCCTGAGCGAGCAGCTCTTCCTGGTCGGGTGCGAAGGCGAACTCCGACAGCAGTGCAGCGATAGGACTGAACGAGCGCAGCCCCGTCGAGCTTCGAGAGGTGAAGGCCTTGAGGGTTGCCCCGGTGTCTGCGAGCCTCAACTCTCCCTTCGCTCGGGTGTCGAGCTCGCGCCGCAGGATGCTCGGCGGGTGGTGCATCCACCTCCGATTGTCATCGAGCAAGGCCGTGGCAGACTCCGCCCGGAGGGAGACTAAAGCGAAGAGGGCAGCGGTGGTCGTCGACGTCCACTGCTGGTGCAGCACCATCTTGCAGCCCGTGGTTGCCGCTACCTGCCTTGCCTTGATGACGAGAATGCGACGGTGCCCGCGCTTCACCGCGTCAAAGATCTTCGTCTGCATCGGCAGCGGGTGGAACGGCACCTCCCGCTTGGTGTCCTTGTCCTGAACGCGGTGCAGCCTGCAGAACCGTGCAGGGTCGCTCACCAGCCCGCGCACCTGGTCGTGTAGCTCGGCCGGAATGCTCGGCGAGATGTAGCTCATGGCAGCACGCTCGCGACAGCCTGCGCCAGCGCCGGCGGGACGGCATTACCGATGGCGCGATACCGTGCGGTCTTGCTGCGGCACGCGTGCCACGGGTAGCCGCCAGGGAAGCCTTGCAGCGTCGCGCATTCTGCCGGCGTCAGGCGTCGGCGCCCTGTCGCAAGGTAAAGCGCGTCTGATGCACGGTCAGGGCCGCCGTTGAAGGTGCCGCCGCTCTTCGCCGACGCGCGCGTGCCTTTGACCTCGGTTGTCGTCACCGTCGGCGATGGACGCAAAATAACGCGCAGACCGTTGTCACGATTTGACCCAGCTAGCACGGTCGGCGACGGTCTACCGGGTAAAATGTCGACGTTACCTCGCTTTCCGTGTTGCCGTGCAGTAAACCGCGCCCCCTTGAGCTGCAGCGCCTGACCCATCGTCACCCACGGCCGCGTAAACATGCCCGGCCCGTGCGTGCGCGTCGGCGGCACGAGCGGCGCAGGACCGGCCCACACAAATACCCGCCGCCGATGCTGCGGCACGCCATAGTCGGCCGCATCGAGCAGCCAGTGCCCGACGTGCCGATAGCGGCGCTTCAGGTCGGGCAGGATGACGTCGACGAAATACGACGACGACAGCAGGCCGCGCACGTTTTCACCAAGGAACCACGACGGCCGGAACCGGTCGACCGCGTCGAGCGTCCACGGCCAGCCGTTCCGGTCGTCGTGCTCGCCCTGCCTGCTGCCGGCATGTGACCAGGGTTGACAGGGCCAGGAGGACCACAGCAGGTCAATCGACCCTGACTGGTTGAGCAGGCGAGTAGCCAGCGCCTCGCGAGCAAGTGGCCACGCATCAGGGTCGACGTCCTCGCCAGGCACATTGACGTCGAGCAAACGATCGCCGGCTAACTGCCATGCTTCAGATTCGGTCAAGACGATCGACCGCTCGATAGTGTCGAGGTCGCGCACGTCAGCCTCGACGACAGGCGCCAGGCCCGCTGCCCGCATGACGGCGCAAGCGTCGGGGTCACGCTCCACAAGCGCTGCGTGCTCGAGGCCTGCTGCCTCAAGGCCAAGAGCTGCCCCGCCTGCTCCTGCAAACAGTTCCAGTACCTTCATAAGTGTGTCCTCTCACTCACACCCTACCACTGCTCCACGAGCTTGAGCACGTTCTTGAGCTCCTCGACGTCGGGCGTGTCTGTCGCCTTCTCCGCCCGGTCTGCTGCTGCCTCCTTGCTCCACTCGAGCACACGCCAGGCGCTATCGAGCTGCGCCTTGTTGGGCTGCTGTCGCCCCTGCAATGTGCCTTCAATGCAGCTGATCGCCTCGGGTGCGAGCTTCGCAACGGCCTCGAGAATCTGCCCGGTTGTCATCAGTGCTTGCACGTAGTACCTCCAGAGTACCGTGTTGACGGGGGTTCTAACCCTGCACACCCCAAAACGCCCTATTCATGCACAGAGTGCAGGGTGTGTACCTTTTTCCTCTTTTTCTAAATATAGAAAATACATACTATGCACTAGTACAGAAAAGGGGGCAGAAGTCGCCCACCCTGCACTCGGGGCAGCTGGCGGGGCTCTTGGGCTGTGCAGGGTGTAACAAGGCTGCACAGGGTCCTGACACGGTCTTGACATCTTTGGGACTTGTGGGCCAAGTGTCCCGTGGGTACATGTGGCCCACCTGTCCCAAAGGAGCCAAGCATGAACCGCACCGACCGCCCCAGCAAAGCAGACCGCGACGGCATGAACACCATCATCCTCCACCGCGACCGCACAGTCACGATGTGGAGCTGCCTTCGCCAACAGTGGGAACGGGGCACGCCCTCTCATTTCGACCTCGCCGAATGCTCGCACAGTGACGCAGCCCGCATCGCTCGGCACATCGCATGACCCGCACCGAGCACCTCGAAGCAGCAGCGGGCGCCTTGCTCATCTGCTCCGCTCTCTTCCTCCTCCTTTCCCTCTGAGGTTCCCATGAGTGAAGCCGAAGCCCTCCGCCTCTACTGCGACCCCGAGCAGACACCGGCCCGCAGCATGGCTGCACAGCTCGACAAGCTTGCCGCAGCGAGCTCGAGACTCATCACCGACATGAAAGACCTTAGCCCCGCAGACCTCTACCAGGCGCTCTACAGACTGAACCGGCAGATTGACTACACATGTGGGGAAGTAGCCGGTGCCGTCATCGCCCTCGAAGACCTCCACCAGGAGCAAGCACGATGAACACCACGCCCTTTCGCCCTCGCCTCAGCCCCGAGCTCGAGTACAACATCAAGGCCGCGGCCGCCCTCGCCAAGCTCTCGGTGCCTCAGTACTTCGAGCAGGTCATCGGCCCGATGGTCATGACCGACAAGAACCGCCGCATCGAGCGCCAGGCACTGCAGCGCATGGCAGGTGTAGAATGAGCATTCTAAACCGAATCAAGTTTATACACCTCGCCAGAGACCCGCTCGACTACAACGACGCATGCCAGACCGTGGAGGACTACGTCAAGGCAGACGAGCAGAAGCGGGCGGAGATGCTTGCCGAAGACCCAAGTTTAGCACCGCTTGCCAAGATAGTTCTCAAGCACGAAGACGAGCTCGCCCGAGGTATTGCCGTTGCGCGAGGAAGAGCACTGCAGCGCATGGCAGGTGCAAAGTGACCCGCTCACACGTTGCCCTTCTCATCGTTGCCCTCGCCTTCAGCCGCTGCAGCTACGAGGCAGGCCTCCGCAAGGGCTCCGAAGACGGCTGGTGGCAGTGCATGGCCGAGCACGGGGAGGTCGCATGAGCGCCCTGCAGACACCGGCTCCGGATGCAACCGCAGCGGAGTCAGACCCCTTCATTGCCCGAGCACAACGACACTATGCGCGTCTCGAAGAGCTTGAGCGTATGGGGCGATTCGGCACTCGCGCATATCGGCAAGAGCTAGCGACGCTTAGGAAAGTGCAACACGAGCAAAGCGCACTGGCGGACGAGGCTTTTGCGGCCACTGTCGGCAGGGTCATAGCCGAGGTCGACGAAGTGCTCGTCCGCATTGCGGGAGGTGACTCGTGAGCGCACTGAAGACTCCTGCCGTGTGGCGCTACGATGTGCGCACACTGACCGGGCAGATTGAGGTCATCGGTGTGCGTCCGACCCGCCTCGAGGCCATGGCGGCCGCTACTTCTCACCTGCTGCGGGTGAAGTCTGAACACGTGAACGCAAAGATAGGGGGAGACCTGTGCT